GACAAATCTTTATCAAAGTATAGACAACGTGCAGAAAATGCAGTTGAGGAAAGTTTTATTATATTAGATATGATAAAAGATCAGAGTGAATATACTTTACCAGATGAAGTAATGGAAGTTCGTGACATTTATCGTAGAACAACTGGTGTAAGTAGTGGAACAGGTAACGACATAGAACCATTCCAAGCGGCTTATATTAATACATATCTATTAGGAAGTAGCAGAAATGGTGGATTAGCATCATTTGATTTTTTACAACAAAATAGAGAAACAATGGGTAGACTATTTGGTGCTGAAATAATGTTTACTTGGCGTCCACAGGATAAAAGATTAATTTTACAACGTAAGATTAAAGCAAATGACAATGCAGTATTGCATTGCTACAACTATAGACCAACTGAAAGTCTATTAGAAGATACATATGCAGGTCCTTGGTTAAGGGATTATGCATTTGCTCATGCTAAACTAATATTATCAGAAGCACGTGGTAAATTTACACAGATTGCAGGACCACAAGGTGGTACTACAATGAACGCAGATCAACTTAGAGCAGATGCACAGGCAGAGATTGATAAACTTGAAATTGAACTAACATTATATAACGATGGAAGTACTGGATTAGGTTTCGTAATAGGATAAAAATGCAACTTGGTAACCACCACTGTACTATCGACGAAGTAACATACGATAGGCTAGAATTATTAGATTTTGTAAATCAACACAAACACAATATAATGCAATTTGGCGATTATATGCAATACCTTTCTCCAGAAAAGAGGGAGTTCAAGGGTAGAACAGGCATGAATGCTATTGCAGTACAAAAAACTGAAGGCAAAGATTTACTTAATTATCCAGTAATAAAAAAATACGTTGATATGTTTAATTTTAAACAGCCTATTGCTCCACGTGATATTGATCTATTACATTACGACCCTGGTTATAGTTTTCATCCTCATACTGATCATTATATGTGGTGTGGAATAATGTTTCCTATTGAACCAGAAGATGCAGGCGAACCAATTAGTTTCTACAGTAGAGCTGGAGTAACTCCAGAACGAAATGTTAACTATGAAAAGAAATACGGATGGAATGATTTAGACATTGAATACAATCATTACTATAGCAATAAACATCCTACTCTATTTAATGGAATGACAGTACACGGCGTACCTACTATTACAAGAGAAAGAATTTATCTAAGAATTAAAGTATTAGGTGAAAAATTTGAAGAAGTAGTTGAAAAACTTAAAAACAATAATTTTGTTATTGACAAATAATTAAAAACCCACTATAATAAGTTTATGAAAAAGGTAATTGGTATATGTGGCCTTATTGGTCACGGTAAAGACACTGCCGCAGGTTTCCTCATTGAAGAAGGCTTTCAGCGTATTAGTTTTGCAGGAGTGCTAAAAGATGCATGTGCAAATATATTTGGTTGGGATAGAATCCTACTAGAAGGAAATACATCAGAAAGTAGAGTATGGAGAGAAACTGTTGATGAGTGGTGGGCTGAACGTTTAGATATTCCTAATTTTACTCCACGGTTTGCATTACAACATGTTGGTACTGATGTATTAAGAACACATTTCCATCCAGACATTTGGGTTGCGGCATGTGAGCGTCAGATTGAGATGTGTACAAAAAATGTTGTTATTAGCGACTGTAGATTTTTTAATGAACTTAAAGCAATTAAGAACTTAGGTGGAACAACCGCAGTTGTTTGGAGAGATGATAAACCACTTTGGTGGGCTACTGCTTCTAGTATTAATCAAGCAGGTGCAAATAACGTAGAACACAACAGTATGTCTGTTGTTTTTCCTGATGTGCATAAAAGTGAATGGAGCTGGGCAGGTTGGAAATTTGATATTGAATTATCTAATACATCTACACTAGAAGATTTTAAGTCTCAAACACTACAAAAAATTATAGAATAAATAAACATATACTATAAAGGAAATATATATGTTAAACATGTTTGGACATCAATGGTGGCAACATAAAAGCAAATCAAAAGAATTAGGGTTTGGCTGGCTATATAACAATAGCATTAAAGATGACTTCGCTCGAGGATACACTAAAAACTTAACAGATTATTGGTCAATGGAATTGGGATTCTATTTCCACGAACAAATGGCTAATGATACTATAGAAGGTTTGTTAGAAGATGCAGTTGAGAAAAAATATAAAAAGATATTAGTGTTCAAACAAGGAACAACTCCTTTATCTAATTTTAAAGAACAGTTTGTAAAATTTTATGAAGAACATAAAGATGCAACATTCATTGGACACATAGTTGATAAGGGTGATGATTATTATTCCTTACATCCACAGGCATTCATGCTTGATGTTGATTGGTGGGTAAAAGCAGGTAAACCAGCTTGGGGCTCTCCAGAAGCTAAATCATTAGAAACAATTGAACCAGCTAGAAGTATTGCAAATTGGCATGACGATTATACGCCTCATTGGATTGGACCTGGTAAAAATCTTAGAACATATAACGCAAAACACACAGGTTGGAATCTAGTAAAATCTTTATTAGATGATAAGCAACGAATTTTATCTTGGAATAAATCTATTAGAGATGAAAAACATTATTCTTATCCAGAAATAAAAGAAGATGGACCAAGGCACTTATCTGGTGTTATGGAACAAATTGATTTAGATATATTTTTCATTGCTAACACAGAGCCATTAAGAGATATTCATCTTGAAGTGGAAAGAAGAAAATTACAATACCCGGAATGGGACGAAAAATGGGATACGCTAGTTGTACCAGCGGCTGGACTAACACCATTAATATATGCATTTGAATTAGGATGTGACAAATACAGTAAAATACTTGTTTATGATATTAGTAAATTTGCTATTAATATTACAAAAACAATTATTGAACAATGGGATGGAACTAACTACGAAAAATTTGCTACTAACTTAATGAATACGTTAGCACCAGATGAAAAATATCAAAGAGATATTTTTAGAGGTAAAAATAAGTTACCACATACACAAGAAGTATTTGATAAACTAAATGAACGTGGCTTTCAAGAATGGATAACCAACGTGTTGCCAGAAATTGAAGTAGTTTATTTGCCAATTAATATTTTTGATCCAAATACATATCAGGGATTTGTTAACTCGTTTAAAACAGATAGATTACGACATCCAGTAACGTTTTGTTATTTAAGTAACATATTTCATTACCTACCTACTTCATTTTACTATAGCTTACAGCAAAGATGGGAATTGCACAATGAACTAATGGGCAAAATAAAAGATAGTTCATATCAAAATAACGTTTTAGTGTTATCATCACGTGGAACTCTTACACATCCAAACTTAGTATGGATTGATAAACAAGAAATGGATAAATTTACAGAAATTCCTGATAATTATTTACAGAAGCTATTAAAGTGGAATAAAAATGTTTAAAAAAGACTGGTGGAGAAACAAAACTGAGAGCAAAGAACTATGTATAGGTTGGCTTTATAATAATAATATAAAAACTGACTATTTACAGCATTATTCAAAAGCCACACTTGACTTTTGGTCTATTGAATTATCATTCTTTTGTAATAAACAATACGCAGAAGAGAAAATTGTAGATTTATTTGAAAAAGCACTTAGCAATGGTTTTAAGAAGATAGTTGTATTTAAACAGGGTGTTATATTAAACGACTTTGAAGAACAATTTCCTACATTTTATGAAGAAAACTTAGATGCTAAATTTATTGGACATATACTAGACAAAGAAGATGACTATTATTCAATACATCAACAATGTTTTTTAATTGATTTAGAATGGTGGGAGTCAGCAGGTAAGCCAGAATGGGGAAACGACGAAGATAATGTTGAACCGTATCAGCTTCCAGAACCAATACGTAGTGAAAATAATCACCATGATGGATACACACCACATTGGGTAGGCCCTGGTAGTAATTTAAGAACATATACAGGAAAACAAACTGGGTGGAATATAGTAAAACACCTTCTAAAAGATAATCATAAAATAATATCATGGAACGAGGATGTAAGATTATCAAAAGGGTATACATATGGAGAAGTTAAGCAAGATGGATTTAGAAATATACACGAAACATTAACAATTAATAATCCAAATGTGTTCTTTATAGCCAATACAGAAAATGGCAGACATGTTGTACCACCAAAAGACACACCAGTTAAGAAATTTACTAAAGTAGTTGCTCCAGCATCTGGAATATCTCCTATATTCTTTGCATTTGACAAGAAATTAACAGCAGGTAATACATTATGGATATATGATGTAAGTAGATATGCATTAGGGTGTATGCAACAGATAATTGAAGAATGGGATGGAACAAATTTTAAACAGTTTGCAAATAACTTTATGGATAGTAGAGTAGGAAAGTGGGATGGAACTGAGTTTAAACAATATGATAGTAAATTTGAATACTTTAAAGGTATTAAACAAATAGAATATACAGAAAAACATTTGAATGAGATATATGAAGAAGGATTCTTAGAATGGTATCGTACAGTATTTCCTAAACTAAACATAAACTACTATCATCAGAACTTGCTTAATACACATAAGCATGACAAGTTTGCAGCAAAATGCCGACCCAATTTAAAAGGGTCAACTTATGTACATTTGAGTAATATATTTCATTATGAAGTTACAGCTAAATGGTATACACTAGAAGAAAGATATAAGATACATAGAGAATTATTACATGCTATTAATAAATATAATTATAACAATGATAATGATATATTAGTATATTCAACTTGCCCAGCTAGAGAAGCTGGTGGATATAATTGGATACAACTACACATTGATAGAATGCCAGAGTGGGATAAAATTGCACCGTGGAATATAGGAAAGTTATTTAAATGGAACAAAACGAAGAAGAAGTAAGAATTAGACAATTAGCAAAGGTAACAAAGTTCTTAAAAGAACATAGTAATATTCCTCACTATAAACATATGGCATTACCCCCTGAAGAATTCTTAAATTGGAAAACAGATAAAAAACAAAAAATACCATATTCAAGATGGATAATGGCGCAATCTAACTGTCCTACATTAAAAATGCAATTAGATGTGCCATACTACCAAATGGCAAAAGAAGCAGAACAATTTTTAGGTGAATATGTAAAACACCGAGGTGATATAAACCCAGGCTGGAGCAGTATAGTCGTTCACGGTCAAGGATGGGATAAAACACAACCAGATGATTTTTATGTTAACGAAGGCGCTTGGAAAGAAGGCGAAGGACCAGAATTTGGTTGGACAGAAATTGCAGATAAGTGTCCAGTAACAGTAAACTGGCTTAAAAATGTATGGCCGTTTAAATTATATAAAAGAGTTAGATTTATGCTATTAGAACCGGGTGGATTTATTAGCCCACATTTGGATTATAAAGAAAGAAACTTAGCAGCCTTTAACGTAGCACTTAGTAATCCACCAGGAGTAAAGTTTTGCATGGAAGATGCAGGAATGATACCTTGGGAAGTTGGTGACGCTAGAGCAATTGATATAGGTAGATTGCATTCTGTTCATAATACTGGTACAGAAAACAGAATTCATATGATTATTCACGGTCATTGGGGCGATAATTTTGAAAACGTCTTATGTGAGAGTTTTGACCAGCTTTTAGCTGAAATTAAAGACTAAGTTAACTCTATAAACCGCTGTTTTTCCAAAATCTAAATAAATACATGTAGATAACAATTTAGATAATATTCTAAAATAGAAAAAGGAGCTATAATATGGCAAATCTTGTTTCACCTGGCGTCCAGGTAACAGTAACAGACGAATCAGTTTACGGTCCAGCCGGTGCCGGTACTGTACCAATGATTTTCATTGCCACTGGTCAGGACAAGGTTGATCCAACCCTAACTGAAACCGATGGTATTGCAAAATTTACAAAGTCTGCAAATTCAAACCAGCCTGTTCTAGTTACATCACAAAGAGAATTAACTCAATATTTTGGTAATGTCGACTTCCGTAAGGTAAGTGGCACAGTATCACAAGGTGATGAAACTAATGAATACGGTTTATTGGCAGCATACTCATTTTTAGGTCAAAGTTCAGCTGCGTACATTGTACGTTCTGATGTAGACTTAACAGCATTGAGACCACTTTCAGCAGAACCAACAGGTAATCCTGCAAATAATACATATTGGGTAAAACCTTCAACTTCAAGTTGGGGTATATTCGAATATTCAGCAGCTGGTTGGGTAGAAAAAACTCCAACAACAGAACTTACAGATGGAAGTGCTCCAAGCACATCAGCAGTACAAGGCGAATACCTTGTAGCAGTTGCAAATTCTGCAACAGATACAAAAATTGAATACTACGTAGGTGATTCTAACCCAGCATGGGTAGCAGTTTCACCAACATTCGCACCACACTACTCTGCACCAAGTTCACCAAGCGTAGGTGATGTGTGGATTAAAACAACAACACCAGGTAGCGGATTAAATGTAGATTTACAATTATTTACAACAGTAGCAGATTCATTTGTTGCACAAGCAGTAACATATGCACAAGCTTCAGCACCAACAGGTGTTACAGGTGATACGTTTGCAGATGGTTCATCAGCAACAAACCGTACACTAACAGATGGTGATATTTGGTTAGACACAGCTACTTCAGATATCTCAATTAAACGTTACGACAGTATTGGTAACGATTGGGATGACATTGCAACAGATCCAACAGTAGCAACTGGCGGTTTTGTAATGGAAGTAAAAGCAACAGCACCAGTAGGTAATCCAACAGATGGTACAATTTGGTTTGATCCAGATGTAAACGAATTAGCAATCTACGAAGTAGTAAGCGATTCAGGAACTCAAAAATGGCAAAAGAAATCAGACGTACAATACGTTACAACTGCTCCAACTACAGACGCAAACGGCGGATCGTTAGCAGATGGTGATTATTGGATTGATACAGATGCAGACGGTTATCCTGTAATTTACAGACATAACGGTACAACATGGGTACTAAAAGATAAATCAGATCAAAGCACAAGTGCAGGTGTAGTATTTGGCGATATTACTGCAATTGATACGACAGCAGGCGCATTTGAAACAACTCTATTAGCAGGTGCACCAGATCCACTAATACACCCAGTTGGAATAACTGGTATTAACATGTGTAGATCTGCAGGCACAGTTAGAGAATATGATAGTTCATTATCAACAGATTGGAAATGGCGTAACAAAGCAAGCAATGCAGCTGACGGCTCAGGTTCGTTTGGTAGATTAGCACAACGTAAAGTTGTTACAACAGCTATGCAAGCATCAGCAGCGAAAGCAGAACTACGTGAAGACACAGTTCAATTCCGTTTAATTGCAGCTCCAGCATATCCAGAACTATATGACGAAATGGTAACACTAAACAGCGACAAAGACGAAACAGCATTTGTTATTGTTGATGCTCCATTCCGTTTAAATCAAACAGAAGCAGTTTCTTGGATTCAAGGAACAGCAGCAACTGAAAATGGTGAAAAAGGACTAGTAACTAAGAATACTTATTCAGCAGTTTACTACCCACACGCATTAACTACAAATCCAGTAACAGGCGATAGCGTTGTTGCACCAGCATCACACATTGCATTATACACATATGCATACAGTGATAATGTGTCATTCCAATGGTTTGCACCAGCAGGTTTAACACGTGGTGTTGTACAAAACGCATCAAACGTTGGTTACTTAAATAGCGAAAACGAATTTGTTAAGCTAGCATTAACACAAGGTTCTAGAGATGCAATGTATGATAACAAAATGAACCCAATTGCAAGATTCCCGGCAGAGGGCGTTGTAGTATTTGGTCAAAAATCACTTCATACAAGTGCTTCAGCATTAGACAGAGTTAACGTTGCAAGACTTACAGCTTATCTAAGAGAA